TGTCAAACGGACAAATTAAGTACAACGTAGATGGTCAAGACCCTCAGAACTGGCTATCAAACGCACAAAAAGATTTTAATGAAAAAACAGGAAATGGTTTAAACAAGTTTAACAATGGTAAAGACTTTGAACTTTTTACATCTGAAATGGCTAGTGTCTACGGAGGTAAACTTGTACAAAGACCTGCCGATTCTGTAGGCACTGAATTTGCAACTCCTGCAAGATATGAATTTATTAAAGGGCAAGCTGGGACAGAGACGTTTAAGGCTCAGTGGCTAAATGAAATGAAGTACCAGATGGTGACTAACACTCAATCTGGTAGAAACATGTTAAAGTTACACAAAGACCCTAAGTTAAATAAACAATTTTTAACTCAGGATGATATGGTAAAAGACAGAATTATACTAGATTATAAAGATGAAGATGTTATGAATTTACTTAATAACATGAAATCAGCTAAGGTTCGTAACCCAGAAACAGGTGAGTTAGAAAATATGTTTGACGACATAGACATCCAAGATGTGTTTGATTCAGTGGGAATAGAAGCTCTTGCTTTAAAAAGTAACATGGCTAAACAAGCAATTAAAAATGTAAAAAATGAAATAGAGCAGATACAAAATACTATAAAATTAAGAAAAACTGACGAAGCAAAGGAAGTGCAAGCACAGATTGAGCTAGGACAGAACTATGGTAAAGATTTAACTCCTGACTTTGTGTATGGTGAAATGTTGAAGGGAGACAAAGGTCTTGCTAACTTAGATAAAACAAGGGAAGCTTACGAAAATTCTTTAAGGGGTGATCCAAAACTAGATGATGCTACAAGAAAATTAAAAATAAACCAGTACGATAGATTTGTAGCCAGCCAATTTACTGAAGGTCTTTTAAAAAATTCAATATCCCCTGTTACGGGCAATTCTAGAACCACTCTTAATATAGACATGACAAAAGCTACAATTATAGACACTGGAAACATGAAGATTGATCCTAAAAAATTATTAACAGGGTTAGGAAAAGGGTCTTCTCAAAACCCAGCAACTATTAAAGACCTTTTAACAAGGGGTGCTGATGGTGTTCTTGATTCTACAGGAAAACAAATTGATGGTGATCAGTTCTACAAAGATATAACAAGTATAGCTGAGTTAACATCTGGAAAAGAACCCACAACTATAAGTGGCATAACGTTAACCGGGATACCTACTGGGTTGTCTATTGAGTCTTACATAAGTAGAATTTACTCCGTAGCTCGTGGTGTTGTTAGCTTAAAGTATTTAATGACTGAAGCTGTGCTACAAACAGCAAGGGTGCAAAAGTTTAACGCATTTACTGCTATGATAAATAGCCCAGAGATAGCCGAGCTTGTTGCTAAAGCTGTAAGATCAGGTAAACCCCTAAGAGGTGATGACGCTATTAAGTTTGATCAACTGCTTTTATCTGCTGTTGCTAAACAAGGAGTTATGTACGCATCTAGCCCAGAAGTTTTATCCCCTGAACCTAAATTAGCAGCAGGTCAGTACGAAGATTTGTTTGTTAAGGATGAAACGTTTGGTCCTAATTTGAGTCCAAGAGCAATAGAGCAAGGGTATGTAAGAGGGGGAGGAGATACTGTTATGAAAATGGAAAAGGGAGATATTCCTATAATGAATCCTGTCTCTGGTAAATTCAGAGGTAAGTATAACGTGCAACCAGCAGTAGACGCAATAGAAGGATTCCCAAAAGCTGTGGGAGATTTTCGTGATCAAATGGGAGAACTAAACTTTCAAAGACAAGGGGGAGAAAGACCTGCCAACCCTAATTCAAATCAAATTGATAACACTTAAAAGGAGAGAAGACAATGAAGACTTATTACAACGGACCACGTAAAGGTATGATGTATGGTGGTGGAGCAACAATGAGAAAGCCTATGATGTATGGTGGCACAGCTAGCCCAAAGAAAATGAACATGGGTGGACTTGCTGATCAAAACAGAAAGACTACAACAGGGCAGTCAGCAATGATGAACCCAATGGGTAGCATGACTGAGAAAAAGAAGTTCAGCATGGGTATGATGGCAGGTGGTATGGCTAAGAAAAAAGGTGGCAAACTAAATGAAGGTTTGGCGGCTTTAAAAAAGGAAAGACCAGACGTTGTAAAAAAAATGGGTTATAAAAAAGGTGGCAAAGCAGAAGAAACAAAAGTTGCTACTTCATCATTGGGCATGAACAAATATGGACTTGCTGCAAAAAAAGTTGGGGGTAAGTATGAATCCTACAAGGATGGTAAGTTAACAGGCACATTTAATTCAATAAAAAAATTAAATGAGCATCAAATAAAGTTGATTCCTTCTAGTTCTTAAATATTATAAGGAAGAAGTAGGCTTATCTCTCTGTCTCGATATCTTACGACCTTTAAAGAATACTATCGTGTTGATAGTGGTGTTTATTGTTATGGCTACAACTAGCCACATCTCCCACCACTGTATCACAGATACCCACCTGACTTGTCCATTATCTCTTTAGCTTTGGACTCAAGAAACTTTATGAATTGGGTTACCTTTGTAGTTCCCTCGTACATTGGTAACCCCAAGTTCATAGTCTTCTCGAACTCATCGTGGTTTACTACATCGTAGAGTACTTCGACATTACCATCCCTAGTCAGGAACGCTTCAATCGAGAACAGTTTTGCTTTGACTTTTGATTTCATTGATCGGCTCTAAATTACTTATTGGTAAATTATAACAATCGGTTCTAAACGTAAAACCGTTGCTTGGGTCAACTTGACCTTTCTTGTATCTGGTAGCTTTATCGTAGTAATCTTTCTTAGGTATGCTACCTAGAATCCAAGCCTTACTGAGATCAGTCAGTATCCTCACGAACACATAACTGTCACAGTCCTGCTTAGTTCCATGAGATGCAACTGAGCAATCATAGTTTGGTTGTGGTCTAGTATTACACCGTTTGGTTTTTACATCAATTCGGTTTCCGTCTTTTACTAAATCATAATTAACTGTGTTCGCTTCAGTTGCCCCAATGGTATCAGCTACAATTATCTCGCCTATCGCACCTACTATATTGCTAGTGCCACCTGTAATACTTCCCTGCAGTATGCCAACAGAAGAAGCCTTTTCCCTCGCATGACGCATATAATCTTCGCTGATTGGTATCTCTATCATTAGCTTGAACTCAAGTCTACAACTTCGCAGGCATCTGCAGTACAAGCCAACTCACGAGAACCACTCGTATTGTCTTCCTTTTCATACAGTGAAAACTTATCCCAGTCAAGTGAAGCAGGTACACGACCTTTCCACTCCAGATAATCTTCAGACTCTATGTCTTGGTACGGTGCTTGTTGGTAGGTATGATCGGAGAATGGTAAGAACGATATGCCAGAAGCGATATCAAAATTATCATACAACCAAGTACCCACCTCCATCCATTCCTCTTCCTTCACAGAAATAGTCACAGACGGTTTGTGTTCACACCAGTTAAGTGCATAGATTTTCCACAACTCAAGTTGCTCTATTGCACTCATCTCAGTTCTAGTGATAGCACCACTAGGAGATTTCATAGGAAACGAGAAGACAGTAACACTATCAGGTTTTGTGATATCAGGCTCAAAGGGTATTCCCTCTTCCTTCATAAACTGTGTTAGTGGGTCTTTGTTATCACCACGTACAGTCCTGATATAAAACGGATTGTGTCTGGCATGAATACCTGATGCAGAGTCAGTCAACTGAGATACAGTACCACTTGGCTTTACACATGTGATAGCTGTGCTTCTTGGTATCCCTATCTTATCTGCATACTCCTTGTTTGTATCCACTGCTACTTGCTTCATTTCTTGTAGCCATATCTTAGAGTCAACGTGTCTAGCTAACACAGGATGATCCATGATCCCCGTGAGTGACACACCTAACAATCTTTCCTCTTCAGTGTTTGTTTTCCATATCTTTCGCAGGTACTTTAAATCTGTGAGAGTTGATTGGAATGTACCTAACATGGTAGCAATCCTAACCTTAGATCGTAGTTCCATTAGGTCATCAGTCTCTCTGACAACAACTTCAGATAGGTTACAGAATTGGTAAGGTCTGAGTATTATCTCACTGCAAGGATTAGTTCCCCACATGTGACCTGTTTGTCGTCTACCATTCTTAGCTACCTGATCATCTGCAGCCTGTCTGTTAAACATACCTCGTTCACCTGACTTAGATTCATACAAAGCTAACCATTCTCTCATGTACGTTTCCATACTAGGCTTGCCCTTGTAAGATACAGAGTTGTTTGCTAAGGCTCTTTGTCCTTCGTTCTCCCACCATTGACCAGTTTTAGCGTGTGCCATCTGATCATCATTAAGATTAGATAAGCTGATTAGAGCAGATCGTCTGACACCACCTACAACTACAACTTCTCCTACCTTACACATAAGATCGTGACACTCGATAGGAAATAGCTTTCTTCCCTTAGCACTTTGAAACTTCTCTATGGTAAACTTAAATAAGTTAACGAGAGGGTCAGCACCTGATGCACGACCACCCATAATTTTTAACTTTGCACCAGCAGGTCTAACCTTAGACACATCCCACGATGGTATCATACCTGAGTACAACAAAGCTACTAACTCTCTGTAGGCTTTTGCCCACCCTGCCTTACTATCTTCTACTGAAATCACAACGTCAGACTTCTGCATGTTCTCGCTGATGATAGGTAGCTTGTCTACGTTCTCACGTTCCACACTAAATCCCACACCAGTTCCACACATAAGTATGTACATAGCTTCATCAAATGATCTTGGACTATCAACTGGCAAATAGCTACAGTTATATCCACACGTGTTATCTCTTTCAAGGGCTTCCCCTGCAGTCATCATAGCTCTCATGGATGGCATAACTCTAAGACCTGTGATGTACTCTTCCATCATCTCTTTATCAACTTTGTCTAGCTTGTAGTTGTGCTTATCAAGTAAAGACTTCTCCATGAAGTTTACATATCTGCCAACTGTCTCGCCCCAGTTCTCTCTTCTTCCTTCTGCTTCTAACCAACGTGCATACCTAGACTTGTGTATGAACTCCTGATAAGAAGTTGGTAACATATTAGATGCCATCTTCGTCTTCTCCTACTGTCTCAATTAGTTTATTTAAATACCATTTTGCTTTTTCTAAATCTTCTACACCATTCTTATATTTATACCTAGCTAAATACTTAAGGATGTTTCCTTGTAAGTAAGATTCAAAACCATCGCCAGTTATAGAAGCTATAATATCTATAGTCTCTATGCTTGACGCATTGTAGTGTGCAGGATGGTCAACCATACTACTTTCTTCTTCTTTTATTCTCTTTAACATGAACTCTTTATAACCTAACATTAATCTTTTCTGAAATCTACTTTAACAACATTCTCCGATGTGTCAAGTATTTCACCTAAGTCTTCATCAAAATCTATCTCTATCTCATCTGCATTAAAGTTAAACTCTATCTCAGTCTCACCACAACGAAACACTGTGTCTCCCTTTCGTCTTAGAAGAGCAAGCAATCCTTCGTACATGATTGACGCAACAGAATGATCCTCGTGGCAATCATATACCTTACCAGTGGTATCGTAAGTTACCATGTGGAACTTATCATCTTCTAGGTCAGACAAGACTATGTAGTACTTGTTCTTCTCTAGGAGCATACTTTGATCTGTGCTTTTCTTTTTCATTTCGTTAACCAATCTGCAGGGATTGTTTCATTAGCCCACTTGTAGTTGTGCTTGTCACACCAATCAGCGTAGGTAGTCTTGCTTCCTTTGTATATCTTATTCTTTGCGTTCATAAACACCATGCGTATATCTAAGTCTTTGTGTTGTTGTTGCACAAGAACCATCTTAACCCTGTCAGCAGTGGTGAACTCCCCTTTAGCTTCTATGTAAATATCCGTCTCTGGTATGTAGAAGTCAGGGTTGTAAGTTCTTATCTTAGGAAGATATTTAAACTTATCCTTTTCGTATTCAAATTTAATTTTGTTGTTTGCAAGGTAGGTAGCTAACTTAAGCTCAAACTTTGATCTGTATCCTACATTCTTTTTCATAGTTATGTTCTTCCTAGCTTTAACTTATCTAAGTTCTTGTGTATGTACTGTGCCATAGTGGGTATGTACTTTTCAATCATAACAAGTTCATCTAGCAGGGGATAGACTGGTATACAGATAATCTTTCCGTTGTTAATGATAGTGCTGATTGTTTTAAATTGTTCTGTAAGCTTGTCCATGTCTCTCTTAGAAGACTCACCCTTAAGAGTTCCAGACTCAGAATAGTTATCACGTAACGTAAGAGGTATTCCTCTGTCGTGTTGTCTCAAGAAAACTATGTCCCTGCCACCACCTTTTTCTGCA